TAATAAAACAATACAACAAATAGAAAAAGAATACGGCTCAGAGGCTGCTAAAAATAAAACTTATGTTAGAGATAGTAAAATTGCTTTTTTAGATGAACAATCTATTTACGACATACTTTGGCCGTTGATTAAAAGGGCAAATGCTGATACAGGTTGGTATTGGGATATTGACTTTTGTGAGGCACCTCAATTTACAGTTTATAAAGAAGGACAGTTTTACGGTTGGCATACAGACGGTGGTTCATGCCATAATATGAAGTATAAATTAAATGTACCAGGTGTAACTAAATTTAGTGATAAAGAAAAATATTCATATGTTTTTTCAGAAAACTATGTAGGCAAAGTTAGAAAAATTAGTTGTACTATAAATTTAAATGAAGGCACAGAGTATGAAGGTGGTGATTTGATGTTTGATATGGGACAACAAAGAACAGATCAGTTTCATAAAGTAAATGAAATAAGAAAACAAGGCTCAATGATTGTATTTCCATCATTTCAAAAACACTCAGTACAAAAAATTACAAAAGGAACTAGATACTCTTTAGTAGCTTGGTTCTTAGGGAGACCGTGGCGATGAACATAAACGAACATTTTGAAAAAGAAAGTTTTGTTGTAGTAAATAATTTTTTACAACCTGAAACAGTAATGTTATTATATCATCATGTAAAAATTATGGCACAAAGACAAGCCTTAATTATGGCAAGAAAAGATCAAAAATTAGATATAATAACTGATAATAAAATGTTTGGTACTTTTAATGACGATCAAGTTACAGGTGCCTTTTCAATGTATGGCGATCCTATTATGGATAGTTTATGTGACCTAAGTCATAAAAAAATATCAGAAATTACATCAACTAAATTACAACCTACTTATAGTTATTATAGATTATACTTTGAAAAACAAGAATTAGCAAGACACAAAGATAGACCATCATGTGAGTTTTCAACAACGATATGTTTAGGATATGATGTGTCTAACGTAGATAAAAATGTTTATCCAGATTATAGCTGGCCGATTTGGGTAAAAATGAAATCGGGCAAAGAGGTTCCTGTTAAAATGAGCCCAGGTGATATGTTAATTTACAAAGGTTGTGATTTAGAACATTGGAGAGAGAAGTTTAAAGGTGTAAATCATGCTCAATTATTTTTACACTATAAAAGATTAAAACCAGAAGGTATATCACACTTTGATGGCAGACCTGGATTAGGTATGCCTGGTTATTTTAAAGATTACAATGTTCTATTAAATGACGACAACTAGATATTTAATCATAGATAAGAAAAACGAAGTCTATCTTAAAATAGAAGCAGACGCTGATATTAGAAGAGAGTTAGGCGAATACTTTACGTTTGAAGTACCTGGTTTTAAATTTATGCCACAATTTAGAAACAGAGTATGGGACGGCAAAATTAGATTGTTTTCATATGCGACAGGTCAAATATACACAGGTTTATATCCTTATGTATTAAACTGGTGTAAGGATAATGATGTACAAGTAGTTGATGGCACTAAGATACAAGATACAAAAATAGATGACGCTAAACTAGATAATTTAATTAAAGCACTGAAACTACCACACGAAGTTAGAGATTATCAGAGAGAAGCATTTAAACACTCAATAGAAAAAAATCGTTGTTTACTAGTATCGCCGACTGCTTCAGGTAAATCTCTTATCATATACTTAATGTTAATTTTCAACTTGTTAAGACTAAAAGATACAAAACAAGATAAGATTTTAATTATAGTACCTACAACATCATTAGTAGAACAGCTATTTAAAGACTTCAAAGATTATGGATATAATAGTGAAAGAAACGTACATAAGATATATCAAGGACACGAAAAAGACACAAATAAAAGAGTAGTTATTTCAACTTGGCAGTCTATCTACAAGTTGCCAAAAGTATGGTTTAAACAGTTTGGCATGGTCGTAGGTGACGAAGCACACTTATTTAAGGCAGTTAGTCTATCTAAAATAATGACTAAATTAGAGACTTGTAAATACAGAGTAGGATTGACAGGTACGTTAGATGGTACAAAGACACATAAACTAGTATTAGAGGGTTTATTCGGTACAGTGAATAAAGTAGTATCAACAAAAGAGCTACAAGAGAAAAAACAACTTGCTGATTTAAAAGTGATGTGTCTAATATTACAACACGATAAAATTGCTAGAGATTTTTTAAAAGATAAAACATACCAAGAAGAAATGGATTATCTCGTTTCAAATTCTGCTAGGAATAAATACATACGGAATCTGTGCCTATCATTACGAGGCAACTCACTTTGTCTATTTCAATATGTTGAAAAACACGGCGAAATCCTAAAGCAGTTAATCGAGGAAAAAGCAGGAGACCGTAAAGTATTTTTCATCTATGGAGGAGTAGAAGCAAATGAACGAGAACAAGTTAGAGCCATTACAGAGAAGTCGGATAACGCAATTATTATCGCTTCTTACGGCACCTTTAGCACTGGTATCAATATCCGTAATCTACACAATATTGTTTTTAGTAGCCCTAGTAAAAGTCCTATAAGAGTTTTACAATCAATAGGTCGTGGACTAAGACTAAAAGATAACAAATTAAACGCCACATTGTACGATATATCAGACGATTTATCTAATAACGGTAAAGAAAATTATACTCTAGCGCACTTTAGAGAAAGAATAAATATTTACAATGGTGAAGAGTTTAATTATGAGATACATAACATAGAGTTAAAAAATGCCTCAAAAGTCTGAAATAAAAATAATCAAACTAATAAACGGCGATGATATTGTATGTGTATTGCCGATAGATCAATTACCAGAAAAATCACCATTATTAAGATTATCAAAACCATTACAAGTTAAGTATGTACCACAATTAACGCCTGGTGGCTTTAAAGATTATGTAGCTCTAATCAAATGGGCTGCCTATACTCCCGACACAATTGTTACTATTCCAAAAGATAAGATTATGACCATTGTAAATGCCAGTGATGAAATGAAAAAAAGTTATAACGTGGTTGCTTCGACTTACGATAATATAAAAATTCCTCAGAGAGATAATACAAAATATAAAAGAGAACAATTTAGTGATGAAGAAAATGAGAAGTGGAATGAGATATTTGATGAATTTGCTGACGATCCTAAGACCTACCATTAGCGTCTTGGTGAATGGCTACACGCTCAATTATACATAAAAATTTTTAAAAGTCAATGCTGGTTTTACACGCCAAAACATTGACAATTCTAGTGAAAGGTGTTATATTAATATTATGAGTACAAAAACAAAAAAAGAACATTATGTTGATAATAAAAAATTTTTAGAGGCAATGAAAGCCTACAAAAAACTGTGTAGAAAGGCAAAACGAGAGAAACAAGAAAAACCACCAGTTGATAATTATTTGGGTAGTTGTTTTCTAAAAATAGCGAATCACTTATCATACAGACCGAACTTCATAAATTATACTTTCAGAGACGATATGATTTCTGATGGTATAGAAAACTGTTTACAATATCTGGATAACTTTGATCCAGTCAAATCAAAAAACCCATTTGCTTACTTTACACAAATAATATTTTATGCGTTTGTAAGACGAATACAAAAAGAAAAGAAACAAGTAACTATAAAACATAAACTTATAATGGATAATAATTTAGATGATTTTGCCTTACAACCACAAGATAATCAAGGTGAATATACTAATCAATTTAAAGAGTTTCTACAAAAGAATATTAGAATGGACGAAGAGCCTAAAAAAGAAAAGAAACCTAGAAAAAAGAAAGTAACATCTTCTAAATTTTTTGTTTAATATGAAAATTGCTTTACTAAATGATACACACTTCGGTGTGAGAAACGATAATCCAGCATTTAGAGATTATCAAATTAAATTTTATGATGAAGTATTTTTTCCCTATCTTATAGAAAACAATATCACAAACTTAATTCACTTAGGTGATGTAACTGATAGAAGAAAGTTTATTAACTTTCAAACGTCTAGTGTATTTAGAGAAAAGTTTTGGAAAAGATTATGGGATTTAAAGATTGATACACATATCATAATCGGTAACCACGATACTTATTTTAAAAATACAAACAAAGTAAATTCAGTAGAAGAATTATGTACAACCTTTGATGGTGTAAACGAGCCATTTATCTACACAGGTCCTAAAGAAGTAGAGATAGGTGGTTGTCGTATGTTATTTTTGCCATGGATATGTGATGATAATTATGAAGACTCGATTTATGCGATAGATAATTCAACAGCAGATATTTGTTTTGGTCATTTAGAAGTAAAAGGTTTTGAAATGCAAAAAGGTCTTTTTAATGAACATGGTTTAGAACCTACACAATTTAAACGATTTC